TCGAATCGTCTCCCCCAAAAATCGCCAACTTGTATTCTTCAAGCCCACTCGCCGCCGCAAAAACCGCCATAGTAACGATCGTGTTCCCCATATACGTCATAAACATTCCCGACTTCTGCTGGACATCGACAAACGTCTTTATCCCAAAATCCTTCGCCAAATAAACAGACCCAAACATATGCGCCTTAAACAACTCCAAGGATTTGATCGGAAACCCGAACAAAGCCAAAAGATCGATCAAAAAATCAATATGCATCTTCTGCCACGACTTATCAAACGCCTCAATATCCGCCTCCAAACACTTGTCCGTAGCGCTATAAGGAATTTGCGCCAAAATGTCCAAAAACTCCCCCAAATTCATATCCGTCAAAATAACCGCGTTCGCCTTCAATTCATGCATCAACCTCCGCTTAACCTCCATAAAGAGCGTTGCAAAATAAAAATTCACTGCCTTGTCCGCATAGTTTATAGTTTGCATCTTAGCGTACTCCGTCTTGAGTGTCATACCATAGTTATTCTTGACCTGCAATTTGGCCATCGACTTGTAGGCTGCCAAATCCTTGCTATGAACCAACACCTTATCATTGACAATACGACGATAGTACTCCAGGTTATGCGCGCTATAAAAATCGTCCAAATCCCCCCACGTCCTAACCACCGGAAATTGCTCATACTTCTCCTGCAATTCCTTCCCATCGCTCCGCAAATAAGCCTTAATGAATGACTTCAACAACAATTCCGACATCACCGGCCCCCTCGCTGGTACCGACAGTAGTGGCGCATTACAATTCCTCTTATTGAGCGCCAACAAATAGTCCTTCGACGATACCACTCTCCTCTGATTCGCCGTCACCAAAAGCTCCCCACCAATCGGCCTACTCACAACCACTCTCTTCTGCGCAAACTTTCCATCCTTCAACCAAAACGGTACCCGCAAGTACAAGTCCAGCGGCCCATTCTCCACGATCCCCTGCAAATCCTCCCGCACCGGCTTCATCTTGTCCTTTGAAAACTCGGAATTTAATAGCGAAAAGAAATCTACTGCCTCGTTGATAGGATCAGGACTTGACTGAGGTCTGTAGAATTTTCTCCGAGTCGCCGGCCGGGGCTTGACCCGTCAAAACCCATTATCCGCCACATACTCCCCCGCCGCGTGATACGCGTCAATCATCCTATTGGCCTTGACATAGACCGCCGGTATCACGTACTCCCCCGACTTCTCATCCGCCACGTACACCAGCGTAAGCCTACTTATTGTCCGTGTCACAGCCACGTTGAACTTACACAACTCCGCCGCCTGCACACTCCTACCATTTTTCACCACTACCACCACATGCAACGCCTGCTTCCCCTCCGCAACAGTTATCGTCGTTACCAACAGCCCCTTCTCCTCCTCGTGCTCCTTAACCCCCAAAATTTGCGCCACCTCGCTAACCTCGTTGTTCGTCGGAGAAATCACCAAAGTTTCC